TTGTTACCTAAAATATTATGATTTCAGACCAAAAAGTTTCACTAGGCTCTCACCTAGTTACATAAAAATATCTGAAATATAATATCTAGGTGAGAGTACGAATACTCTCAGGTAAGTAAAGATCCCTTATGGAATCCCTATACGACCATACCGTATAGTACAATTGTATAAATGTGTTGTCATTTAATATAAAATATACAATATATAATATAAAGAATACAATTGATAGAGTGAAGAGCAAAGCTCTTAAGGAGTCTGTTTACCCAAAGGTACAAGACTCTTGATGACTGTAGGACAATTCAAGAAGAAAAAGAATGAAAAATCTGTTCCAATATTGTGATACAGTGAATACACTTGAGTTTTAGAACCTGTTGTATTATCTCCCTTCACTAATGTTTCAAATGAAACACTTTCAACATCTGAATTATCTATTGAATTACCCAAGACACGCTTCACAGGATCAGTGGACATCATTCTCATGTAAGAATACATGGGAACAGTGACACTAGAACCTGATTGTGTGATTGGATTAGTTAGACTTTGGCCAGAAGCACCACTATCACTTTCTATAATGAAAGCCCGTTGCAATTGTTGTTCATTAGGAAAATTAGCCCAATTAGTTACAATAGCATATTCAGCCGCAGAACGTGGTTGATCATCTCTAAACCAACGTAGTGTAGCACTAGGAACCACTGAATCACAATTGAGGTGCCATGTGCTGGAACCCCTCATACCAACAAAACAATTACCTAGCCAATTAAATGGAATATTGTAACAAAAATTATATGCTTTATCAGTTCCAGGTGTTACTACGCTGTCGGCAATATTAATACCATTAGTATCGAACCCGTTATATAATGGGTAAGGTGACATACGGCTAATAATAGACGAATAATTATTAGTATTATCAACATCTGCAGTGGAAAATCTGCGTGAAAGAGATGCTCGTCGCAATAATTGGCGAAAAGAAGTAATCTTTTCACCCATATTGATAAGATATCTCTGTGGATGTTTTTTACCCTCAACATTCTGAGTGATATTAACTAAATTGTTTCCATCATATAACATTTCGTCTGAAGATTGTGGTTCCCAAAAAGTGAGATCAGAAGATAATTCTCTAGGAGCAGCAAATTCAAGATTATCGCTACCCTTTACAGAAACCACGACTTGAATATCAGCACTAGCGATAGGTGATGATTGTTCAGTGAAAACTCTAATACAGAAATGACCATTATCTGAACTTGCATCTCTGAAGTAAGGTTCTCCTTTACCAAACCATTCATCATCCAAATTAGTACTAGTTTTGAGCCATGGTGTAGATTGCATATAAGGAATACGTATCTCTATATCAGTTTCCTGGGAAATATCAACAATTCTAGTAAAAGAAGTCGTACTTGTAACAGCATCTGTCACAATATCACCTTCAGGGTCCCAGGTAATACGTGCACGCCCTCTATGATATTTTGAACAGATAAATCTAACTCTATAGATTATATCTCCTCGCCAGTATTTAAAGAGCATAGACGCATATGCCATAGGAGTAACCTGTCTATAAATACCATCTACTCTATTAAGAGTAGGAAGAACTCTCGAAGTGAACAAAACTGTATCCACTCCATCAGAAGCTGCCCATGTTTCATTATCCAAGTAACTTTCTCTTTCAACAAAACTGCGAATAGACAATTCATCATGTCCATCCAATCCAACAATTCTAGGATCAATAGAAAGCTCATTCTTTGGATCTAATGTTAATTTCTCTGTAGGTTGCCCTATTTCACTAGAAGCAAATGAATGGAAGGGTAAATCCTTAAAAGGTTTAACATCATCTATAACCTGTGTATTGGTGAAACCAAAATAAGAAGCAAACTGTGCTACACCAGAGGACAATGCTCGTGTTGCTGTCATAAAGGGACCAATAACAGGAACTTCCTCCAATTTTCCACTAATAGTGGCAATAGCACTTGCTGGTGCAGAAACTGGACCAGTGTACATATACTCATCACTAGATTGTAATGCCAAAGCATTAGTAGGTCCAGTAAGTTTAATATCACTAGCCCAAGCATAAGTCTGTATAGTAACATCTGTACCTACAACAGAATTAGCATTTTGCAAGCTAATCATTTCTCGTAAATTGATTTCTCCCATCCATTGAAAAGATTGTCTATCGTTTACTCTCAACCAATTTTTGTGATAAAAGAAAGGCAATTTGAGCATACCCCCCTTATTTTCTTGTGGGTAGATATAAACATGGGGTCTCTGACTCAATGGTACAAGATCATCATCATAAGACGATACATTTATAATAGTTTCATCTTTAAAACCGATCATAGGTCTATAAGATGCAATGCACAAACCATAATAGAATGGAGATGCATTGATCACAAACTTCACATTAAGTGTACAATTAAGAAGTGAATAATTATCTAATTTCTTCTTTATTCTTGTATCATTAAAGAATAGATCCCAAGGAGCAAAAGTCTCAGTAAATGGTGTACCCAAACTCCAAAGGCTAGTCTTAATTAATACGGGTCTACTTAGATAATTGCCTAATTCCGAATTGATAGTATAGTCATCAGTAAATGATGGATCTGTTGGAGAGCTATATATTATAGCTGTACCTTCATTAGAATCCACCATTTGTAAATTTTCTTGTTCTACTTCACCTTCACCATCAGTGCTAACCATATTGGCACTTTCTGGAACGTCACCAGAAGATTGATAACGATCATCTCTGATCGCACAACCCACTTCAGAAGCTGTCTTAAAAGGTAAAGGAGTTAATCCGCCTCGTGTTTCCACGACACTTGTGTTTTTGCAACAGTGAGATTCCTCACAGCAAAAGACACCGCCTGGTAATAAATTTTTTAAATTTGTAAAAAAGTTTCCGAGTCAATGTTTTATAGACCAATAAAATTTAACTCAAAGAATTATTGGTCTTCTGCATAATTGCACCCCAATGCTCCCCTAAATAGGGGATTAAGTATTGACTTAATAGGTGATACATCCTGCCATGCTTTACACTTCTCACAATGCAGAAAATTGAAGTGTAACAGTAACTCAGAATATATGGAGCCTTTTGGTTTTACAAGGACATGTGCTCCAACGCCCTACGTTTCAATTTATTGTTGGATTATTGAGATGCGTCGGGACGCCTCTCTAAAATCCTCCAATAATTGATCCCATGTAGGAAATGTGCTATTTTTAACATATAAATTTAAGCCATTTTCCTCTACGATTTCTTTAAGTAGTTTTTCCATTTCGGAAAATTTTTCTTTTCCATAGAAGAAATATTCTCGCATAGCACTACCAATGACTTCAATAGCTTGAGCTTCATGAGTAATGGTTTTAGATTTCACATTAATCATTAAGCTTTTAATTATTGATTCTTCTTCTAATGGTGCCAAATAATCATTGACATCTTTATCATACCGCCATCTCCTTTTTAAAAATGAGACATTAGTTATGTGTATATAAGGGATAGATTCACTTTCTTTATCAGCCATAGTGTATTTAATACCAAAGACACCCAAAATTTGAGATATAGATGTATGATTGTACCATGTACAATTTCGCGAAACTCCTAGAGCGTTATCATCACCATAAGTCATAACATTTACATTATTCTTAAATGAGTCACACTCATAATTAGGATTTAACAAAATGTACGCTGACCGTAAGTACAAACTATTCACAATTGAGTTAATAACAACAGTCAAAGGGTGTCCAGATGGATTTGATCCATGAAATTGTATTAAGTCGCCATTAAAATCCACTACTGGGTATGCTGTGTCATGAGCAATACAATCAATAATTTTAATTTCATTTTGAGAATAACCTCCCCAGACACACACACTTTTAATAACATCAAATGCTGCTAGTATCATTGAGGGGGACATTCTCTTATCAAATTTACTATAATCTCCCGCCACCATTCTGTCTTCGCCAAATCTGGTTAAATATCGATACATGTCTCCCCATTCACTAGATTGAGCGACTACACCTGGTGCAGCTTCAAAGGTAAATTTATTATATTGCATTACACGTATGAAACTTAAGAGATACATTCTGACAACAACGCTCCAGTCTGCCGGGGCACCAGTAAATACTCTCACCTTACCTAATAAAGCTTTTTGATTAGAAATAGCTTCATCTTTCAAATGAGCACAAAAAACAGGACTAAATCGTTCATGTTTATTGTATAAATCAAGAATATGATCTATACGCTCATTAATTTCATCAACGAAATCTACAGGCTCTTGTAGATCGCCCATTGGTGGTAATGGGACTAAATATTTCTTTTTACACTCCTTCCAAGGATTACCCATACTTGTGTTTCTATTTATCTTATCAACATAAGTTACACCAGAAGCACCATTGATAGCTGTAAATTTATCATAAACCATGAGTTCATTCTTCCATTTTGGATCCAATTTTTGTAAAATATCAGTTATAAAACCTTTCTTGGCTGCATTTAATACATTCATTGGTATCCCATTATTTGTGATAACCATATCAGTTAATGCCAAATTATAAGGTTTCCATGATATCAAATCCGGTTTAGTATAATTACATACATAACCTCTTTTCTCCATAGAATTCCTGAGTAAAGAATTTTCAACATTGGATTTCATCCGTGCTCTAGGTGCGTTCAAAGAACCATACACTGTAGCATAACCTTCCGGGACATATCGTACCGTACTTTTATGGTGTAAAGCTTGAAGTTCTATATTTTTACTTTTACTGGATAATAAAGGTTCATTAGGCTCAGGAACCATAAAATAAGGATCGTTTAAAATATCTTGGAAAAATTCTTGATCTAATGCTACAGCTCCACTAGAATCTTCAAATCCCATTGTATGCATACCAAGGATTATTGGTCCATAACCATTTCTGACAAGCAATAATGAGCCACAATCACCCTTTTTAGTTTTGGGTTCACAAACACCATACCACACAGTAAGATTGGGCGTGCCATTTGTTTTTTGATCAAAGACCTTCACAATATTATTAACTGTCTTGGTATCAGGATCACCCTCACTTGTGAGAGATATATATTTTCCTTTGTATTCACCACCTATAGGTTTTGGAGGAAAAAGATCCAATATACTTGAGCGTGGTGGTAAGGGTGCTTTGAAGAAAGCTATATCTCTTTCAGGAAGTACACCAATATCATCCAATGTTATTGTAAATTCACAATTATTACTTATACTATTATGATTTGAATTGAAAACCAATTTACATCGGAATATACCTGGTAATAATGCATGGTAATTTATAATCATGATATTGCCTTTTAAACAAAAACCTTTTGTAAAGAAATAGGTCAATTCATCTTCTTTCCTATAGAAGTAAGCTACAAAACAATTTTGCCTAACTTTATCTTCTACAAAATTTTCATCTAAACCTTTCCAGGATAAAGTTTTCTTTGATACATCATATGATGTGCAAACAAATTTGTCAGCATACCATACATTGTCCTTTTCAATATCCATAGGTTTAGGTTGATCTCCGATTATATGGTTTGCACTCCTAGATATTTGATTAGTTTTCTCTTCATCCGGGGATTGAGGCTCCATTCGTACATCTAATGAGTTAGAATTGGATGCATCCTCAGATTCAAGAATTTCATCTTTAATGAAAATATTCTTCGTAAATGATAAAAATTTACACAGTGTGTAAATCATAGAGACACTGGTTAACATTGCTAAAATTATTTTTGAGCGTTTACCGATTTTAGATTCCACATGTGCACCTAAGGCACTCATTATAGCATATTGAATCTCTGGATTATTACCACAACATTTTTCCAAAATAGTCATATAGAATTTCGCTGTAAATAAGTATGATAAAACATGGATAATATTATACTTAACAAATAATATAAACATAAAATCCCAAAATTTACCAATTAAAGATCTCTTTATATTTTCTGATTGCAAACGAACATTCATCCATCGACGGCGAATCTCTCGAACATTTTGTTCTACCCAAGGTGTATCCATCTCTTGTGGTAATTGGATTACTTCATTACCATTTTCATCAAATTCCTCTCCTGCCTGAAGGCACTCACAATTACCAAGAGGGACATCACACATACTACATAGAGTGACTTTTGACATAGTTACATCACACTTATGTGCTTTATCTTGAACACCTTCAAATTCTCGTGCTGTTTCATTGAACCATGCAAGAAACTCATTTATTTTA